TTGAACTCATAATGTATCCCGTATCTTGTATTTATTTTATTGAGTAATGTGCGTATTTAATTACACAACCAACAGACCGTTAGCTTGGTCAAAAGTTAATTGTAAACTTTGCTGTATATTGTAGGGAACAAATTTCAAAGTACATTGTATCTGTATTCCCTGGCCGTAACTGGTCACTATAACAGTTTCTGCTTTGACCCGGGGATCGTAGTTGATAATAGTATTGACATTTTGTAATATTAGATCTTTAATTTCTGCAGTCAATGGTTCAAACAACAAGTCCCAGATAACACAACCAAATGTGGGATTCATCAGTCGTTCACCTTGCCTAGTATTAAAGTGATTGAGTATGTCTTGTTTGATTAATTCAAAATCAAACAGATTATAGTTCTCAGTAGACGCATTGATGCTACTGAATCCTTTATACATCTTAGAGCCGCGATTATCAGGTTGACTGGTTGCAGGCAGTGTTATTTTATTATATAGGTTGGCGTTTGAACTCATTATTGATTTCCTTGGTTAGGAGGCGGATCTCTCCTAAAAGTATCGATACTTGTGGTATATTTCTTCCAGTATGTTGCTGTTGGTGCAATGGGAGTTGCTACCGCTTCTGTCTTAGACGGGAGGTGTGCTGTTGGATCTAAATGCTCATGTCCAGCCCATGGCTCATGTTGCGGAATTCTTGATGCTTTTAAGGCAGTGGCAGCGGTCGGGCCATTCATATGTATTTCAGTTGCCGTTTCTACATGATTTTCACCGCTTCTAACATTGGTTGTGCCAGTGGCTGTAAGGTTGTTGTTGCCCGCAGAATTAAGATTAAAATTACGTTTTGCTGTAAGATTGATATCTCGATCAGCAGTGAAATTAATATCATTTTCGCTATGCACACTTATACTGTCTTCAGCATAAATGTCTATTTTTCCATTGCTGGTCAATTCTATCCAGGTAGTTCCTTTGGCATTTCCAATGTATATTAAGTCTTCGCTATTATGCAAAAGAATTTGGTGGCCGGTACGAGTACGTATTCTTACAAGTTCATTGTGTGGTATATTGACATTACCGCCTGTTTCATTTTGTTCTATTGCCGCATACTCGGGAGGTCCTTCATTGGCAAATGTCTTACGCAGAAATGCCGAGTCGCCATCATCCATTACAAAAGATGATCCGCCTAGTCTACTGATAAAAGCAGATTGAACTTGTGCATCTGTTGGGCCTATTTTGCCTTTAGGGGCATTGACATTTTTATCTATTGGTCCTGGAGTGCTAATACCAAATACCATACTAGGTGCTTCTCTGCGAGAACTGCTAGTAGTAAGGCCTCTAGTATCATCTTGATCAAGACCTTGAATTTGTAAATTAAGATATTGATCAGTATGGACCGGTTTTAAATAATTTGTTGGTTCTATACCAGTAGTTACTAATCTTTTATTATATTCTGCCACTGGAGCACGTGGTCCGTCGCCAACTACAGCGGCGGTTGCCGCGATACCCGGAACCATGAAGTTCATGTTTTCGTCAGGAACGCATCCTATCCAATAACCTCGTTTAACATCACCTTGGATAAAAATTACCATTACAGTGGTGCCAACGTCCGGTGGCACCATCCACATGCCATAGCTCTTCTGTGTATTGTTATAGGTGTTTGACCCATCGTTAGGATTGTCGGCATTGCCGCCAAGAAATTTTGTAGCAGTGACTCCATAAAACGGGCTGAGGTAACTGACTGTGCGCAATTCACTACTGTCAGTAGTATTTCCGATGGGGCGTAATAACTCAACCTGAAGGGTTCCCATAAAGCTAGGATCTTGATGACTGATCACTTTGGCCAAGAACGGCCCCGGATCCGGAGCAGGTGGATTTGTTGAACTTTGAAAACCTTGTGCTGATGCCATATTAAGTTACGTTCCGTGTATCATTTATAATTGCATACTAAGCAGGTGGTGGCTCAAAAGGCTTAGCATAAAAATCGTCACTGTCGTCACCGTAACCCTGAGCCGGTGTTGCCACTATTTTATCTGTAGTCGACGAATATGGTGGTGTGGGTGCGCGAGTTGATTCTTGCATTGGGTAGCGAAATGCTTTTAAATCTTGTGTAAACTGGCCATCTCTAAAATAACTATCAACATGGATCAGTTGATATAGTCCGCTAAAATTTATAATATTTTGACTCTTGCCAGTTTCAGGATCTTTATAAGTTTTTTTACCAAAATTATATAATCCAGTGCCTTGATTAAGGTCAATGGGGCTTCTATAGTTGACACGAATAGCGACTTCGCCGCTGGCCCAGTCGACAGAGCCATCACTATTTAAATTTTGAAACTCTGATGGCGCACTGTGATAATTTCCTAGGCCGCTTTGAACAATATAATAAGGATCTCCTATTATTTTCATCCGTAATGCGGTCATTTCTATGCCTTTAGTCACCGCATCGTGCCATACCTTGGCAGCACGAGTGGCTTGGGTATCGTTACCGCCACCTCCTCTGAGGTCGTAGTCAGTTAATGTTTTTATAAAACGCACTGTTGGACTTTGTACCCCCGGGGAATTATCAGTTGGTTGTGATTGTCCGTTTGGCTCAACTACTTTTACCGGTGTGCCTTGAGACGCATCACTGACTGACCGCTGTGTGTCAATCGAATTTGATGCTATTGATGACGGTAATTCAGCGGTAAAACTATAATCAAATTTGAGTTTCCAGTCCATAATGTCTACATTTTTTCCAGTAAACATATAGTTGTATTCTTTTACTGCTTGTTTGTTTAGTTCAGCATATCCTGGTGGTTTGCCACCGGCTGCTAGAACCTTGCTGGTGTGAGTTTTATAAAGGACTACTTTGTACACATGGAGATATGCTGGACGTCCGGTAGCAGTATTAGGTTTTGAACTGATGATATACTGCTGTGGCACTATGGTCCACCAATTTCTTTCACCTTCAGGGGTTACTGCTTCCGCTTGGAGTGTTTCATCTGCAAATGAACTTTTTAGTAAAATGCCATTGATAGCTGACATGACACTGGAATCTTGGGGGAATGTAAACGAGTTCTGTTCACCACCGACTGTGTTTTTTGATCGCATAAAGTGATCAATCTCTTGATTGTACACGTAGCTATCTTTACTTTGTGGCTGATCGGCTTTGCCTACTCTCATTGCCGAAGCACCAAGAGCATTGGTTGTGCCAATACTTTGCACTAGAGAACTGTTGATTTCACTTCTTGATACGCCCAACGTTGAATAGGTTGCGTTTAAATCATCAACATCAATGGTTGGGGGAGCAACAGTCGGTAACGGTGACGCGAACGGGGTGCCTGCTGGGCTTGGATCTTTTGATGCAAGTTCGGTTGGAAAAAGAATAACAACTTCATCTGCTTTTTCTAGATTTTGTTCAGTGGCAATGGTTCGCAACTTTTTATTCATACCGGCTTGTAAACTACGTACACCAGTTTGTAAGACTTCCTGTACTGTTTTACCTTCAGCAGAAATGTCAGTTTTGAAATTAGCTGTAGCATCAGTTATCGCATCTAAGCCCCATGAAATTGCCTTGCAGGTATATTTAGAACCATTGGCATCAGCTGTCATAGATATGTCTGCAAAATTAAAAGGAATATATCTTCGTGTTCCTGCAATATTAGACATAGCGCCGGTTTCTTTATTTCCACGAAACTCAATGGTAATTATAAATGGAGCATCGCGCCAACTGACATTGCCTTTGCGGGTAGCGGCTGCTTGACATGCAATAAAGAACATGCCCAGACTATATGGTTCTATGATATCAAATGTTATTACTGTACCGCCTGGATTGTTCTGTGTCTGAAATCCGATTAAACTGCTAAGTTTTAAATTGTTAATAAAAAAGTCAAACTGGCCAAGTGGTGTTTTTACACGATTTGTTGGGGATGCATTTGCACTTTTACAAATTAGCGGGATAGGTTTTCCAGCAATGTATGTACTATATGGATCATTAATTTCAGCCTTGCTCAATGCACCTAACCCTATCACATAGTCATACGTTGCATAGGCAAACAATGGATTCTTTAGCGGCAGTTTTACTCCCAACGTTTTAAAAAACTTACCTATGCTACCAAACGCACCTGTTACGGCATTTGTGGCACCGGCCACTCCACCAACACTGCCAAGTGAAGTGATTACTGCGGCGGCTGCGCCAATGCTTGCTGGATTAACTGTTGGTCCGGTCATGTTATATTCCTAACACAGTTTTGAGACCGCTATTTTTTGGAATGTAGATTTTAGTTCCTGGTACAAAATCAAAAATAGGATCTTCAAGCACATCCATATTGCGTTGTGTAAATACCCACCATAGGCCAGGATCACCGTATAGGTCAAATGCTAGCAAGTCGGGACGAAATGTATATTGTGGTTGTATCGTGTACAAAAAATCATCAGGTTGTGAGCTTACTGGTCGAATAGACATCACATCAAGATAATCGTTGACCACTTGTGTGGTAAACCAAGGACTGGTGTTTTGATATTTTGATGGCATGTTAAATATATCCTGTTGGACTGGTTATGTACCCGCCAGTTACAAATCTATCTAGGCTAAACTTACGAACACTGTCTCTGCTATAAACTGGCATTAACTCTATGGTAAAAGAACTTTTTGTGGGAACATGTGTGATGCCGCCACTGGTTTTTCCACCGATACCAAATGTACCTAATAGACCAGCCACTTGCCCCACGCCGCCTGCGATGCTACCTATTGCACCAGTTACCCCACCTATTCCAGGTATCACATCACCCGCTACATCTGATAGGCCTCCTATACTGTCGCTAAGTCCTTGTAGTTCGCCTGCGGCACTGCCAAATACTTCAACTCCAATATAATCGCATTCATTATTCAGTGATACACTCATACTTTTAACAACCACAGGCACATTTTTAAACACATAGTTTCCATATCCATTTAACATGATTACAGGTGGAGGATTTCCTGCCTTGGGATCTGCACCGCTAAACATCTTGGTCAGAGAACGAAGATAATGTACCATGGCTATCCAATATAACCCCTGCTCAGGATCTTCCACATACATAGGTGCTGTAATACTTATTGATCCAGGATCGCTACTTTTGTAAGCCTGGAAAGCATAATTAGTATGTACAGCATCTATCGGCCTGTAAGTAGCCGCACTAGCAATTTTAATAGTAGGAGTATAAGGAAAAATTAAACCGCCTGCATCTTTTAATGGTTTTAATACCACGCTACTTCTAAAGCTGGACCAACTAGACAGACTTAGGCGCACACGCCAGTCATTTGCACTGGCAGCACCTTCCCCGCTAAAACTGGCAATAGCACTTTCGATGTCACCTATGGCTTCGCCTGCAGAAGGTAGATCAATACTGCGAATAGCACTTGCTACACCTTCTGCGCTGCCAAAGTTAGCCGACGATATTGCACTACCTAAATTCTTAGCGGCATCTACTGCGCCGCCAATTGCCGTAAGACCGCCTGTTGCGGCACCTATTTGTGAATTGATTGTTTGATCTGCCATAATAAGTAATTGTCCTTTTGGTATAATATTTAGTTGACTTTATTATGTGCGTAGTTTATAATGTAACATCCGGAGAATGAATTAATGACAGCTAAAGTTAACTACCTAAATAACAAGGATATGTTATTGGAAATACACCGTTCAAAAAGTTCGTATTGTGTTTTTACTAAACCAGAATATCATCAATATGATATTATTTTACCCAGCGTTAACAAGATCAATATACGAACCGTAGCAGAAGCAAAAAGAAATAGAGCCAAACGCATCGGAGACTTAGACTATCAGACTCGTAAAAAAGCCGGTGAAAAAGTCAAACAAGCTGACTGCGAAATAGACTATAAGAAAATCCAAAAATTGGATCTAGTGTTTAGGATTATGAGTTTTGATCATATTCCCTTAAACAACACTCGCAAGAAAAATCCTAAAAGCCTTGCTGATCATAGAGACAAGGTAAACTTTCCACCTTTCCAACATTGGAAGTTTGATGACACCGCTCCAGAAAATTTGATTTGCGTGGGGAAAAGCCATTGGAAGGGTACACTAGACAAAGGTCACTTTGACAAAGATGCGGGCCAAATTACTCCAACTCTAGCTCGTATGATGTTAAAATTATGTGAGAGATACGCTACTCGCGGTAACGTTCGTGGCTACACATACAATGACGAAATGAAAGGTCAAGCTATACTACAGTTAACACAAATTGGATTGCAATTTGATGAGTCAAAATCAGACAATCCGTTTGCGTATTTTACCGCGGCAGTGACTAACAGCTTTGTTCGTGTTATTAATATTGAAAAGCGTAATCAAAATATTCGTGATGATATTCTTGAGATGAATGGTATGAATCCTAGCTATAGTAGAACTGGTGCTGGAGAACATGCGGCCGCACTTAAACGACATAATGAGGATACGACGAATGACACAACCACTGACACACCTGTTTAAAAAAGTTGCTTGTTTTACAGACATACACTTTGGACTGAAATCTAACAGTAGTGTACACAACAAAGACTGTGAAGATTTTGTAGATTGGTATATTGCAAAAGCCAAAGAGGAGGGTTGCGATGTTGGAATTTTTATGGGTGATTGGCATCACAATCGCAATAGTCTTAATATCA